CATTAGGGAATCCATTTCGTCGTCGGTCATAGCCTCCTCTTCCATTTCTNCCTCTTCTTCCATAGCCTCTTCTTCCATAGGTTCTTTTAGGAACTTTTTGAATTCTCTATCTTTGGAAAGCATATCCAACTTACCAGCAATAGTCATAAGGCCGGTGTCGTCAATAACACCATCAAGATCAATTCTCATTTCTTCACGAAGGACATCTTCGCTAATAGCATCTTCTACTGCTGCCTGAAACATAGCAAGAATTCTAACGAAATCTGTTGGAAGCACTTCGGTATCTTCAACACTAGGATAATCTCCTGTTTGGTCAAAGAGAGGCAACAATTTGTTAGTAGAACGAACAAGAGGATCAAGACCACGAGAAGTAAAATTACCTCTGGGAGCCATAGCCTCAAACATTTCAGCATCTGCTTCCTCCGCCATTCCTAAATCTTCGGACATAGGTTCGCCTTGTGGACGAGCACCTACACCAATCATAATCATTTTATCTTCCATTTTATTCTCCTTATTAAATGGTAATCTTTTGATCGTATAGTTTATCAAGTGTGCCGTCCAAGCATTCGTGTGCTGGGAAAGCGGTCGTCATAGCCTTATTAGCATCGCCAGTTTCGGCTAATGTTGTTTGGTAAAGTTCTGCCTTTCTATCTTGTTCGGCAGCCCTTTCCCTAACCTCGGCTTGTTTCTTCTCAATCCAGCCTTCACCTAGGTCTGATTCAGAAACAAAGCCATTAGCATTTAGAATCTTTTCTTCTTCTCTTTTATTAGCAACTTTTCTACCAAGTGCTTTGGAATAATAAGTGTGGTCCATTCCGTCAGTCCAACCACCATTCCAAGCAGTTGGTGTTTTAGCAGGCATAGTCATTAGTTTAGTCATAGCCATTCCACATTGGGGACAAATAACCTCACAGGTTTTTGTTCTTTCATAAGACATTAGGACTTCTTCTCTGTAACCATCAGCGGCACAGCGATAATCATAAAGGGGCATTATTTCTTCTTTCCTTTCTTCTTGGGCTTGAACTTGCCCTTCTTTTCTTTCATAGCCTTGTAAGTCTTTGGATCAATTGTAGATTTCTTTTTGGATCTACTTGTTCCTGCTTTCTTTCTTTTATTTATGTTTCTGTAAAGGCTCATTTTATTCTCCCGGTGTAATGGCTCTTGCTAATGTTTCGGCAGCAGTTGTTTGCTCTTCCACACCGCCCTCTATGTTGCCTACATCAGCAGCCGAGGGACCGGGGGCAGGACCGCCCATAGGAGCCGCTGGGGCGGGCTCTGGCGGCTCTAAAAAGTCTTTTGGTAGTTCATAACTACGAACAATTTCTTCTAGGATTTTATCGCCTCTAACACCTAATCCCTGTAATGTTGGAATTAGTGAAATAAGGTTCTGTTTTCGTAGAGCATCTGATAGAGGTGTTGAGCCTTGGTCTAGGGCATTTATCCTAAACTTGCCGTCAAGGTCTTTTGGTGTAATAACACGGGCTTCACCTTCTACATCAAGAACAGCAGTCTCTCCGTCGTCAGCAAGAAGGTCCAAAAGTCTAATGTAGATTTCTGTAATCTTTTCTAGGGCTTGATCTTTCTCTCTCGCCATTTTGCCGATTTCACTTGCTGAATATTGTGCTAGTGCTGTGATTTCAGTAGCAGTTGCTTTGGTTGCTTCACCACGACTGAAAGGAGCAAGAATAGATCCACGATTTATGTCTTGTTCTATGTAAGCCAAGTAGCGGTCAAAGTTGGAAGAGATAGGCTCTACACCAACAGGAGCAATCAATCCAGCAATAGAATCTTCATCAACACCAATCATAGCCCCGTCAATTCCAGCAGTAATCTTTGCTAATTGTTCTTCGTCAAAAGCACCTTCTTTGTAAATGTATTGTCTTGAATCACGACGAACAGCATTAGCCCAATAAGTCCGTAAAATGTTTTTTTCATAAATCTGGTCGTAAACACGGGCAAGTGCTGAAAGACCTTCCATTGGTTTAGAAGGACAACGAGAATAATAAAGTGTAGTAATGTTTGGTAGAGGATTATCGTTGTAGGTTCTAATTGGGATTGGTGCTCTTTCAAGTAGTTTTGCTCCGTCTCCATAGTTTGGAGACCAGTAATAAACTTCGTCGTGTAATGTGTCGTAAATCTCAACGATCTCAACATAAAGATAATCGTCGGGAAGATCGTGATAAGACCGGCCATCATAGAGATTAGAGCGACTAGTGTATTCATCAAAATAATCCTGCTTGGGAACTGGTGTAAATTGTTTAGCACCAAACTTTTCCTTGGCTTCTACCAAAGTCATAAAGTAATTGTGTCCCACAAAGCGACTATCTTTCTGTGAAGAAGCATCTCTATCAACAATAATCTCCCAACAAGGAATAGCCTCAATAGAAACTTTATCTAACATTTCGTCAGAATCTTCGGGAACTAATTTTAGTCCAGCATATTCATAGATAAGAGCAAGTCTAGAAGCAATCTCTAATTGTTCTCTTTGTGTGTAAAGGAATCTGTTAGAGGCTGCTTGGGCTAATTTGGGATCTCCACCAGTTGCTGCTATGTCGGCACCAATAATAACAGAAGGTGTCTTTGTAAAAAGTGAAGCAATAAATCCTTCTATGTAAGCAAAGGCATCGGAGGTTTCTACACGAATCATAGTCTGGTCGTAGGCTTCTGATTCCCAGAACTTTGTCTCGTAAGCATCTTTGTATCTTTTTAGTTCGCCTGCTTTATCCTGCCAATAATCTCTGTGCTCTGAATAGATTATCTGGATAAAATTGATAATGTCTTGTGTGGTTCTAGCCATTAGGTAAGTCCTCTATTGATAATAGTAAAAGTCAAGTCAGTTGTATCTTCTGTGTCTAGAAATGCCTACACCACCTTTATTGACTATTCTTTCAGCCTTTCTGGCTTTGATCCAATCTGGTAAGTAAGGAACTTCTTTTAGTTTTACTTTGTCTAAACAAACATAAGCAAGAGCAAGAGCCACAGCATTATCGCTATGTGCTCCGTCTTGTGTTGATAATTCTATTAGTCCTCTATCACTAATAGTAATTGCTCTCAATTCTGAATAGGCTATGTTGTCTAGGTAATGAACGAAGCCTGATTGGATTAGTTCTTTTAGTCTCTCAAACATTTGTGTTTTAGATTTTGTGGTAGTAATCCAATCCTTGCCGTCAGTTGTTTTCCAAATCTTATTGTAGCCTAGGTGGTGTAATTCATTTAGGACTACATTACCGAAGTTATTTGATTCAACAAGAACCAATGCTTTGTTGTAGTCGTTGGCGAAGTCCACGATTCTTTCGGCAAGATAAACGGGACTGACTTCGTTTGATCTCCAAATAAGAACTGGTTGGTGTGTTGTTTTGGATAACACATAGATGACTGAATAGTCTCTCCCGACACCAGCAGAGACATCAACACCAATAGCATAGCGGTCGTTAGGATCAGGTTCATCAAAAACATTAGCGGTATGTGGTTCAACATTTATTATTTCTATCTCCTCAAAGTCCTCTCGGGACAAATAAACATTACCAGCAATAGAATAAGCATCTTCTATTGTTGCTGGATATTCTCTTTGGAATTTGTGTAAGTTTCCAATCTTTGATAGTTTTAGTCTTCTCCAATAAAGTTGTTCGTCAGTAAGACTAAACTTTTCTTTTAGATCTAATTCTACATTAGACCATTCTATCTCTTCGTTGGCCGGTAGTTCTTCCTGATAATCTTTATGGTCAAACCATTTGAAGAATAAATAGTTCCATTTAGCATCTCCTCTTTCAGATCTCATAATCTCTTGGTGAAGAGCATCATTGAAATGATTTGCTGTGCTCTCAATAACTAACTGCCCGTTGTTTAGTGCTGATAAGGCTGTGGCTTTTAGTTCGTCAGGATTGGGAGCAAAAGCATATTCGCTTATTTGTAGATAGGAACAAGTAAAAGAACGAAGACCGCCTTTGCCCTCTGCTGAAACAGCAATAATAGAAGCACCAGAATCTTTGAACTTCATTTCAGTTGTGTTCTCAACTGATAGAGGTCGTTTTAGAAACTGGGGAAGATTATGATAAAATGTCTTATGGATTTCTAATAAGTGTTTAGAGGAAGCCAACTTGTGGGAAAGAATAGCAATTGTAAGGGGCTCTGTGCTTGTGTAAGCCTTCCAAAAAAGATAAGCAGACACTATGGTGCTTGAACCAATTTGTCGCCCTTTGAGGATTAGTGTGTCCTCTCCCTGCTCTAATGCTTCTATTATTCTGACCTGTTCCCCGTTAGGTGTTAAGGTAATCAATTTACCATTCTTGTCTATGATTTTTAGTTTGCTGATAAATCTAACGGGATCAGCAATCAATTCCAGCAATTGTCGTTGGTGTTTATTCATTTCTTTATCAACACCAAGAAATAACTATGGAACTTACGGCTATGCTTTTGGTTCTTATGGTTATGTCCTACGATTCTAGATTTAGCCAACAAGATAAACAAATCTTTTTGATAAAAGCCAAGTTCTTCTGCTTTATTCTGAATATAAGTGTGGGACCAAAATTGCTTTCCACAAGAAACCGTGTCTTGACATTTGAAAACTAACACACCTTTCTTTTTTAGAATTCTATGTGCTTCTATTAGGCATTTATCATACCAAGCCCATAAGTCCTTTATTTGTTTAAATCCGTGAAATCTCTTTCCCATAATTCCTGTGGGCTTATCTTTATAATAACCTGCTAGGAAAGGAGGATCAAACATAATGCTGGAAATAGAATTATTATCAAAAGGTAAATCGGCAGCATCTGCTTTGATAATGTCGTCTGCTTTTGGATAAAGATCTGATTTTATCTTGGGCTGTGGAATAGTTCCTTTGTAGAATTGTCCCTTGGAATAAGTTGGATCTAAATGGAACCGGCCTTCTGGAACATAGAGGTCAATAATCCATTTTAGGATTTCGTCATTATTGTAAGAGATAGATTTTATCATTTTAGAAATTGCTTTATTTCGTGAATTGTTGCTGTCTTGCTTTCCTCTTGACTTTCGTTTTGAGGTTGAGCCGTCATTATGGCTTGTAGCAAGTTCTTTATGTCCGTAACTGAAAGCACACTAAAAGATTGATTATCAGCCCAATCTCGTCGTGCTATGTCTAGCAGAGCCCAAGCAAATTGATAAGGATCTTTATTATCAACTGCTCGTCTCATTCTAGTTTCGGCTTTTGGTCTTCGTGCCATTTAGGTCTCCTTTTGTTCCTATTAGTAGCGAATAAGTAAAGTCAAGTAGCAACAACAAAATAAAGATCTATTTGTTCTATTGTCTGTAAGATAAATTCTGTTTGTCCTAAATCACATAGAAGATAATCTGGTGGATAATCAAATTGCCATGTAGGAGGCATTCTTTCTAAACCAAACTTTACATAATCTTGTGGCTTTGCTTCACCTAGGAACAGATAAAGTTTCTTTGTTCCTTTTGCTCTCAATAGTGTTCCTTCTTTTATTTCTTTTGTGATCTCGCCCATTCTATTCTTGCCTCACTTATTGCTACATAATCTTCGTCCATATCTATTCCAACAAAATCAAAACCTTCCAAAGCACAAGCCATTCCAGTAGAACCAGATCCCATAAATGGATCTAGAACAATTCCATTACGAGGTGTAATCAACTTGGTTAGGTAAGTCATTAGTTTGATTGGCTTGACGGTAGGATGTGTGTTCTTTCTAATCTTTACTTTGTTTAGTCCTATGTCTCCCTTCTTGTTTCTGTTCTTTACTGCTTCACTATCAGTCTTGTAGCCATAACAAACTTCTTTTTCCTCAAAGTTATCAAGACCAGCATTTCTTTCTTTCTTACTAACCTTGGCACAATAGAAGAATCTGGAAGCACCTGATAGTCCGTCAAAGACACCATTATCTTCACCGGCCTTCTTACCACCATTAGTCCAACTATCTCCTGAACCACCAGTAGTGTCTTTTGTTCTTGTCTTCTTGAAAGCATTACCTACTGCTGGTGCTTGTTCGTCAAGGATCTTTACAGCACAATCGTCTACACATTCATAAACTGGATAAGTGCTTTCTTTCTTTGTAAAGTCTCCGCTCTCATAACCTTGGGCGAAACCTGACTTACCTTTGTTTCCACCAATAATAGTTTCTGTGCTCTCACCAACTTGCTTACAATCTTCGTGGTGGGATAGTAGAACATTAGCAGGGAACCGACCTTCATTTTCATAATAGTTTTTATCGCTGCCTCTATCTGGTTCTCCACCA